GAGGGTCACCCAGTCGAGCACATACAGCTCTGGCGCGAAAAGCATGGAGGCATATATGGAAGAAACGAGACTGACGCGGAGCTTAACGCGCTTCTTCAGAGGCAAACCTGCAAAGGAAGAGCGCAGTACGCCCGCAACAACGTCAAAGCAATCAGCACCCACTACCTCGCCGAGTCCCGACGACTCAACGGTGAACTTGAAAAGAAAGCCAAAGGCAAGGAGGCCGACCTCAGTGTACAAAACTACATCGCAAAGCCGAAGGCATTTGATAATTCCTGACGTGCAACACAAGCCGGGATGCAGTACCGAGCACCTGACGTGGGCAGGCAAGTATGCAGTAGAAATGTTGCCCGATGTCATCGTGGTGATCGGCGACTGGTGGGACTTACCCAGCCTGTCTAGCTACGACAAGGGCAAGAAGTCATTCGAGGGTCGCCGCTACGTCAACGACATCGACGCTGGCAACGAGGCAATGGACGCATTCATGGCCCCGATCCATGCAGAGATCGCCCGACGAAAGAAGGGCAAGCGACGTGCGTGGAACCCCGAGCTGCACTTCACGCTGGGCAATCACGAGAACCGCATCACCAGGGCAGTGGAGGACAGCGCCGAGCTTGAGAGCCTGATGTCATTTGATGACTTCAACCTCAAGGAGCACGGGTACACGGTCCACGACTTTCTGGAGCCTGTGGTGATCGACGGGGTTTGCTATTCGCACTACCACACATCAGGTGTGATGGGGAGGCCGGTTAGTAGCGCCCGTCTGCTTCTGACAAAGAAGTTTATGTCCTGCGTGATGGGGCATGTGCAGCAACGTGACATCGCGTTCGGGACTAGAGCGGACGGCAAGCGCATTACTGGAATCTTTGCGGGGATTTATTACCTGCACGATGAAGATTATCTCACGCCACAGACCAATACCGGACAAACGTGGTCGGGGGTATGGATTCTCAACGAGGTGGATGACGGGAGCTTTGACGAGCTACCTGTGAGCATCCGCTATTTGGAGGACAAATATGGCGAGTGAGTGGGCAAACGACATCGACATGCACGAGCTGCGCGAGCTTGCTGATCACCTCTGGCTGGTTGAGGAGATCCCTATGGACCGCATACAGGCGCTCTGTGACGAGCATGTGATCGACATCTACAAGTTCAACAGCCTGTGGCTGAAGCTGCTGGACGAGTCACACAGGGTCATGGACCGATGCGAGGAGAGAATGGAGGCGATACCGAGTGAATAGATACAACGCAACGCTGTTTTTCAAGAGCCTGCAGAACGCAATGGACTGCGGTTACTGCGACGCCGTCGAGAACGACGATGACACCTACCCCTACATCGCTGTGGTTACGTTTCGGTGTGACGACTTCCTTATCGAGGGCGATGAGGAGTCACTGGATGTCGATCTCGAGGCATTGATCGACAAGGATCAATTCGAGCTGGTGGTGTGAAAAGTGATTGGAGGGACTACGTCATACCTGTCGTCGCCTGCCTGGTGTTCCCGGTTCTTATACCCGTCGCGATAGGCATGGTGCTGTTCATGATGATCTGCGCAGCAGGCAATTCAAACAAGGAGGGAAATGATGTCGATTGATGACGCAACACCAAGGGAATGGGACAGCCTGAAGGCGGACCGCTACTACGACAACAGAGACCCGAGGGAGGTGCCCTATGCACCGGACCCTGACCCGGTCAACAACCCTGCCCACTACAGGGTGGCAGAGATCGAGGCCATTGACTACATCAGCGGCCAGCTCGGGTCTGGGGTCAAGAACTACTTGGAGGGCAACATCCTCAAGTACATGCACCGCTGGCGGTACAAAAACGGGGTCGAGGATCTACGCAAGGCGAAGTGGTATCTCGACAAACTTATCTTTGAAGAAGTGCAAGGAGGCTAGATGGAAAACCCGCCAGTGCTGGATGCCTGCTGCGGTGGACGCATGATGTGGTTCGACAAGGAAGATAGCAGGGCCATATTTGCAGACTGCCGTGAGGGGGAATTGGACGTATCGCACTGCACCAAAAATCCCGGCAGAAAGGCCGTTTACCCTGACGTTCTGCACGACTTCAGGGCTATGGACTTCCCTGACAACCATTTCCACCACGTTGTATTTGACCCGCCCCATGTTAGGGGTATCTCCATGAAATCCGTTACCGGCTTTAGCTATGGATCTCTTGACAGGGATAGCTGGAAGGCTGATCTGGCGGCGGGCTTTAAAGAGTGCTTTCGCGTCCTCAAACCATACGGGACGCTGATCTTCAAATGGAACGAGGTGGACATACCTATCAAGGATGTTTTGGCGCTTACGCCAGTCAAGCCGCTATACGGACACCGTAGCGGCAAGAAGGCCAATACGCATTGGGTGTCATTTATTAAGCAAGGAGGCTAAATGGAGAAAGAGAACCGTTATTTAGAGCTGAGTAGGCTGGACTGCTCACCTGGCGTAGAGGTCAAGCACGGAGGCTTGTCGTATCTCTCATGGAGCTACGCATGGCACCTGCTGATGACTAAATACCCAGACGCAACCTACAGCTACGACGACCCCATGACGCTGCCGGACGGCACGATGATGGTTCGCACTAGCGTCAGGGTTGGGGACACGGTGCACTGTATGCAGTTACCAGTGCTCGATCATCGCAACAAGCCAATCGCCAGCCCGAACTCGTTCGACTACAACTCGGCGGCACAGCGATGTCTGGTCAAAAATATTGCCATGTTCGGAGTGGGCATCAGCCTGTACCTAGGCGATGTTAAGCAGGTGGTAGAGGCCAGTAACTACGAGAAGGCGCAGCAGTTTATAAGCGCACAGGATTCGATGGGCTTCCTAGAGTTTCTGGGGACCCTGTCAGAGAGGGATCAGATCGATCTCTTTAACGACCCAGCGATACCCAAGGGCACCAAAACTGCCTTTAAGAACGACCACAGGGCGCTGGTGAAACAGGCGAACGACTTCCTCGACTCAGTCGCGGAGTGCATCGCCGAGGCGACGGAGCAGGAGGACGAGGTGCTGCTGCAGGAGACTATCTCCGAGCTGTCCTCGTTTGAACGCACGGCAGTGTGGGGTCGGCTATCGGCTGACCAGCAATCATTCATTCAATCTACAAGGAAGTGAATATGGAAAATCAAGACTCAATGCTGGTTAAGGGCTTCTACCCCAAGGAGAAGAACCCGAACGCTCCGGACTTTGTGCTGGGCAAGGCGTCAATCCACCTGCCCACGTTCGCGGAGTTCATGCGCGAGTTCAAGGCAGCCAACCCCGGCGAGGAGTGGGTGAACATCGACTCAAAGCTGTCGAAGGCCGGCAAGGGATACGCCAGCGTGGATACCTGGAAGCCTGACCCCGACAAGGTCGGCCAGTCTGGCGGTCAGGTAATCCCGCCAAACGACAAGGAAGACTTGCCGTTCTAACTAACACGGGGCCGCAAGGCCCCTTTTAATTTGAGGGATATTTATGAGTAAAAAGAAGGTATTTCGGCCCCTTAATACTTGGGGCATCTACACCTTAGGCACTGTGACCGGATTTGTAGTGATCTACAGCATTTTGGAGCTGAGCCGTGTCTGTGGTGCCATTTGAGGCGCTTCAGGATCTGTCCGGCTACAGGCAGGTCAATAAGGTAATAGACTGGCTTCGGGAAAACCAGATAAGATTTGTGACCGGAGGGGACGGGAAGCCCCGCACGACTCACGACATGCTGGAGCAAGACCTCGATGGCCAGAAAGAAAGGAAGGAAGCTGCCCCCGTATTGTTTGGAAGATAAATACGGGGTGCGCTTTAAGCCCTACCTAGGGCGCGTCAATGGAAAGACCAAGTGGGGCAAGACAATAACAATAGCCCCGCCTGACACGCCAATGAGCGAGGTGTGGGCAAGGTACGAGGAGGCCGTCGGAAAGGGTGACCAGAACCTCTACTGGCTGGTATCTCAGTACCTGAGCAGCGACAAGTACAAATCGCTCTCAAACAAGTCACAAAAGGACTATTCCAAGGCCCTCCAGAAGCTCCTCAGTGAGCCTGTGGGCAACGGAAATTTCGGGAGTGTCGCGCTTCATCTGATCGATAAACGTTCGATACGGAGCTAT